CTCCCGGAGAGGGAGGCGCTACTATCGGGCCCCCGGGTCTGGACACTCTCTGTACTTACGATGCATTGAGGGAGCTTAACAAACTCCAGTCTTGACATAGGTTATCTTCGGATTTCCTTACCCCCCGAGGTAGCCGTCGGCTACGACCCCCCGACCACGTTCCGAGTTTCCCGCTCGGTGTGACAGTGGTATGTACAGCCTTCTCACTATTTACATAATGATTAGACTAATACACACCTGGTTGACAGCTAGAGGTGGGCTCCGGGGTTTACCCCGACTCCTCAGCCTCTTATTTGGGGTAGGTTCATCTTTACGGCAGGACTTATCGTCCATGTCGAAAAAGATTGAATCCTTATACCTGAGCAACGGTGCTACATTCACAATCGCGTACTTGAAAGAGTGCGTGAGAGTGGTGCAGCACTATGTTGCCGGTGTCCCATTACGAGTCTGCGAAGGCTCAGTCATGGTTGGGTTGAGTGGAGGTCTTCCGACCATTCTTCCCACTAGGCTCAGAGGATGGGTTCGATCGGGGCATACTACTTGCACTGTTTGTGCTCTTAGTATTCTTGGAGTGTACCGAGGGCTTGTTACCCCTGGTATACTTAAGATAGAGTCGATTACCGGTCCTTTCACAGGTTCTGTGGAGGACTGGGGCGACTTTAGCTCCTTTCTTCCTAACTTCTTTGCCTTGTTACCACAACGGATTTCGCTGGGTCGACCGTCGTTTGCGACGTTGTCTACTTCAGTTGGTCCCAACGGTGGTAGGGCGTCAGTTTCCGCGTTGAAAGACGCAGCAGTACTAAAATACTGTGAACCTGATAACCTTACTCACCTGTTGAAATTTGTGAACCATGCTTATGGGAGACGTTGGTATTGGGCCTTCCGATTGGTAATCGGTTGGCTAGCCTTCCTTTACTCTGTTTGCTCACTTTCCTTCCCTGTGTCCCTAAAGGGTTCATACCCTTATGAGGGCATAGAAGGGATTGTGGGCTTCAGAGTTGGTCGGTTCCGACGTGGCCTAGGCCACGTTTGGTTCTACCTTCGTTACCTTTTAAGCTTCCGTCCCCGGGTTTCCAAACTGGGTGTCACCGCCAGGCTTTCTCGTTTAGAGGAAGCTGCGGGGAAAATCCGGGTCGTCGCGATTGTAGACTTCTGGACGCAGATGGCTTTAAAACCACTGCACAGAGCTATCTTCGCGGTACTCCGGGAGATCCCCAATGACGGGACATTTGGTCAGGAGTCTTGCGTGGAAATGCTCCAACGTAAAGTTGGTGCAGGACTATTGCAAGCCCAGGAACAGGGAACAACGTTTACCGCTTATTCGTACGATCTATCCTCAGCGACTGATCGAATCCCAGTTGATATCTACCAGTTGATCCTAACACGACTTTTTGATGGGTCGTTTAGTGTCTTCTGGCGTGCTTTGCTAACCTTCCGTAATTGGGAGGATAGATGGAGCACTGTCAACAAATTCGGGGGACGTGAGTCCCACCGAGAGGACCGACAGTATGCCGTTGGGCAACCAATGGGAGCCTACTCTTCTTGGGCCATGCTGGCTTTAGCACACCATGCTATCGTCCAGTACTGTGCACACTTAGAGGGCTTCTCGGGATGGTTCGGGGAATACGGTATTGTGGGCGACGATGTTGTTATTCTTAACGACAAAGTCGCTTCACGTTACCTAGCCGTGGTTACTGGGTGGGGAGTATCGATATCAATGAGTAAATCACTGGTGTCGAACACCGGAGCGTTCGAGTTCTGTAAGAGACTCGTTCGCAATGGTGTGGATCTCTCTGGAATACCTATTGGTCTGATTTATCAGGCCGTAGTCAATCCTGGAGATTCAGCCACACTCTTTGCACACGTTGTGAAGAGAGGCCATTCCCTTTTCCCGATAGCTATAGCTAGAACCGTTGCGTTCTTGCTTCGGGTTCCACCTCGGTTTACTACGCCGATTTGGAAACTCCAAAACCAGATGCGCATAGTTTTCGCTATGTGTGTTCAGCCAGGATTCCCGCTATGGCAAGGTATCTTCCTTGTACAGTTACTTCCTTCTCTCACTGTGGAGGAACTTGAGGAGCTGGTTAGAACCAGAGCCTCTCGTCCAACGCAGGAGATTGGGATTTACAAGTACTTGGAAGACCTTGCGTTCGCAAGTCACCTGGCCGCTCTCCTTCCAGTAAACTGGAAGAAACCACTGGAAACAGTGGTTCCGGACCTAAATCGCTTTTTAGGGCGAAGGGTCCCAAGAGGGTTAGCCTTGTGGATCATCTTGTGGATGACTCCTCTCGGCTGGTGGCTGATCAAGGTTACCCTTAAATCAGCCGGACGGTTATCTCTGTACGCCTTACGAGCATACATTGAGACCGTCAACTACCCGGTAGCCTCTAATTTCTACACTAGGTACCTGTTCTTCGTGAGCAGGATCCGAAGTAGATTTGTTGAGGATTACCGTGGGTCCTCCCGTGATTTCCTTACGGTGGTAAACCGTGCCTCAGGCCGTACTCTCTGGGACGTGTCGTTCACTTCTGAATTGAAGGAGCGGCGCGCTCGGAGACATATGACCTGGATCCTGAAGTCAGTACGTAAGTACCGACCAGGGATTGAGGCTCCGCTAGATGACCTAATGGTCACCAGGGTATAGGTGGGGTCACTGGAGTAGGTAGTGGGGAGTAACCCTCCTTACTGTCGAATTCAGTGTTCTGTCAGTGCCGTTCATTCGGTACTGGCTAAGTCGTAGAGTATACGGTCTAACCAGGACTAGGGAACTCGCGGCTTCCTCCCAAATACGACCCTCGAAAACTTCTTTAGTACAGGGAGCTGCTCACTCCCCAGGAGTTGACTACTACCCCCGAGTAACCAGTAATGGCCAGTCGGGGATGCGGTCCTCGCTCCTAATCGCGCGTAAAGCCCGAAAAGGAGGATATCCTGAGAAGCAAACATGTGCTCTTCTGTAGCAAAAAGGATGGTCTGTCGGATCGTCCGGGGTGCTGCAGAGTAAACCTCACTCGAT